GCGAAAGTAGATACAAAGGAGATCTTAACAACAACGCACTACATGGGAGACCAGTCTCACTCTTGGACAATACGAGAAGAGATTAGACGAACATGTCGTGAGGTTTTCAAGAAACCGATCACACTTGAGGACCTGCATCATCCTTACGCTCCTTCAGTCAGAGCCAATTATACTAACTCACGTAGTGAGTTTGGTACTCTTGGTACTCTTTTTGATGAGGGGGTGTTAGATGATGTTGTCAAGGACGAAGAAGGCGCCTTTAGGAAGCTTTATGATCCTGTTATAGATTACAATGACAATGAGGAGATGGAGGAGGGTGAATTACGTTACATGAAGATACGCACAGACTTCCGAAAGGTTGTCGAACAGCGCTATTCGAAAATATATGAACATGTACGTACGTGCGCGTTGGGTGAAGTTGCAGACGTAGAGCTCGTTGCTCTCGCTGAAGCGTTGAAGGTTAGAGTCATTTCAAAAGGACCTGCTTTGACATACTTCGTACTCAAGCCGGTGCAGAAGTTTCTCCTTAGACAAATGAAGAAGTTTAGATGCTTCAAACTTGTCGGTGAGACCGTTACTACTACATTCCTTGAGAGTGTCTTTAAGGGGACGTCAGGTCTCTTTCATTCGTTAGATTATAAGTCTGCGACTGATCTTTTAAATCCTGAAATGTCTCAAGTGGCGGTGGATGAAATTTGTGACGCTGTAGGAATGCCAGATGATCTTAGGATCCTGTTTCATAAAGCTTTAACAGGGCATCTGGTAGAGGGGACTCCACAAGTTTGGGGTCAACTCATGGGATCAATAGTAAGTTTTATTATTTTGTGTATTGTGAATATGTCAGTGATTCGTCACGCATATGAGAAGACTATGTCCTTGAGGTCACAGTCCCTGGGAGATATCCCCGATGTTGTAAACGGCGACGATGGTCTGGTCAGGGCTCCTCTAGACTTCGCACAGAACTGGCAAGACGCTGCTTTAGTAGCAGGTCTTGTTCCCTCTGTCGGTAAGGTCTACACGCATCATAGATATGCAAATATTAATTCTACTTCATTTCGTGTTTGGGACAACGAATTCGAACTTGTCAAATACGTG